AAACTTCGTACCAAGGCATCTATGCCGACATTTCAGTGGAACGCGCAGTACCAGCAAACACCTACGGCAGAAGAAGCCGCGTTGGTCAAACGCGAGTGGTGGCAGATGTGGGAAGCAGAAAACCCACCGCAGTGTGAATACATAATTATGTCACTGGATGCGGCAGCAGAAAAACATAACCGCGCCGATTTCACCGCACTTACTACGTGGGGTGTGTTCCTGTATGAAGAGACTGAGGCGTACAACATCATTCTGCTGAACAGCATAAAGCAGAGGATGGAGTTTCCAGAGCTAAAAGAGATGGCGATGGAGGAGTATGCTGAGTGGGAGCCAGATGCGTTTATAGTGGAGAAGAAGTCATCGGGCACCGCGCTGTACCAAGAAATGAGACGTATGGGGTTGCCTGTGTCAGAGTATACCCCTCATAGAGGGTCAGGTGATAAGCTAGCTCGCTTGAACTCAGTATCTGATATTGTAGCGTCTGGTCTGGTGTGGGTTCCACCTACACGGTGGGCAGAAGAGGTTATAGAGGAGATTGCTGGATTTCCGTTTATGAGCCATGATGACTTAGTTGACTCAACGGTTATGGCATTGATGAGATTCAGACAAGGTGGGTTTATTAGATTACCTACGGATGAGCCTGAAGAACAACGGTATTTTAAGAGGCGCGGAAGCGGCTACTACTAGAGACGTATCATGGCTATAGAAAAAGGTTTGTACGCTGCCCCCGAAGGCATCGAAACAGAAGCTGTAGAAGAAAGTGCGCTTGAGATTGAGATTGTTAACCCAGACGCAGTGACGCTGGATGATGGCAGTATGGAGATCACATTGATCCCCGGCGGTGATGAGACAGATATTATTGACTTCGGGGATAACATCGCAGATGCGATGGAGGATAGCGACCTTATTGCTTTAGCTGAAGAACTTGTTGGGTTTGTCGATTCAGATATAGCGAGCCGCAAAGATTGGGCGGACAGTTTTGTCAAAGGTCTTGATGTGCTGGGCTTCAAATATGAAGAGCGCACTGAGCCGTGGGAAGGCGCGTGTGGTGTGTACTCTACAGTCCTCGCTGAAGCGGCTATACGCTTTCAAGCAGAAACTATGTCCGAGACGTTCCCCGCCGCTGGCCCTGTAAAGGTAAAAGTCCTTGGAGAAGAAACTAAGGACAAGGAAGAAGCTGCACAGCGCGTAAAAGCTGATATGAATTACGAGCTTACCGAGCGCATGGTGGAGTACAGACCCGAACATGAACGTCTGTTATACAGCCTTGGCTTGGCTGGTAGCGCGTTTAAGAAGGTGTATTTTGATCCGAACATAGGCCGTCAAACGGCTGTATACATACCAGCAGAAGATGTAGTGGTGCCATACGGCGCATCGCATGTAGAAAGCGCAGAACGTGTTACGCACATTATGCGTAAGACTAAGAACGAATTAAAAAAGCTACAGTCCGTAGGATTTTATAAGGACGTAGATTTAGGTGAGCCAACGCCGTACCACACAGATATAGAAGAGCGTAAGGCTGAAGAGGGTGGCTACTCACTTACTGACGATGACCGCTTTACACTATATGAGATACACGCTGACCTAATTATAGATGGTGTGGACGAAGAAGATGGTGATGAAGAAAATCAGATAGCGAAGCCTTACGTCGTGACACTAGAGCGTGGCAACAACAAAGTTTTGGGTATTCGTCGTAACTGGAGTGAAGAAGATGAGTTAATGCTAAAGCGTCAACACTTCGTACACTATGTATACGTGCCCGGATTTGGGTTCTATGGTCTAGGGCTGATTCATATAATAGGTGGGTACGCTAAAGCAGGTACTTCTATTATACGGCAGCTTGTGGATGCCGGTACGCTGTCTAACCTGCCCGGAGGTCTTAAGTCTCGCGGGTTACGTATTAAGGGTGATGATACTCCCATAGAACCGGGAGAGTTCAAGGATGTAGATGTGCCGTCAGGTAGCATCCGCGACAACATTATGCCGCTTCCCTATAAGGAACCAAGCCAGACCCTACTAGCTTTACTCAACCAGATAACCACAGAAGGCCGTAGGCTGGGTGCTATCAGCGACATGAACATTTCGGACATGTCAGCAAACGCTCCTGTGGGCACTACTCTGGCGCTCTTAGAGCGTACCTTGAAGCCAATGGCAGCGGTACAGGCGCGTGTTCACTACGCCATGAAGCAAGAGTTTAAGATGCTCAAGACGATCATGGCCGAGAATGCACCGGAGCAGTACGATTACCAGCCGTACCGAGGTGCGGTATCTGCTCGTGTAGCAGATTATATGATGGTGGATGTGATTCCCGTCAGTGACCCAAACAGTTCCACGATGGCTCAACGTGTAGTTCAGTATCAGGCGGTGTTACAGATGTCACAGTCTGCGCCTCAGATATACGACCTACCACAGTTACATCGCCAGATGATTGAAGTGTTGGGTGTTAAGAACGCAGATAAACTTGTTCCTACAGAGGACGACGCAAAACCGACCGATCCGGTCAGCGAAAATATGAACGCGCTTGTTGGCAAGCCGATGAAAGCGTTTATATACCAAGACCACGACGCTCATATAGCTACGCATATGGCGTTTATGCAAGACCCGATGATTATGCAATCCATTGGGCAAAACCCACAAGCAAAGCCAATCATGGCTGCGCTACAGGCGCACATTGCAGAACATCTTGGTTTCCGTTACCGCAAGCAGGTAGAAGAGAAACTAGGTGCACCGCTACCACCTCCCGGCGAGCAGTTGCCAGAGCAGGTGGAAGTGAACTTGGCAAGGCTGGTAGCAGATGCAGGCAAACAGCTTACTCAACAACACCAACAACAAGCTGCACAGCAACAAGCACAGCAGAAAGCTCAAGACCCTGTTATTCAGATGCAACAAGCCGAGCTACAGATCAAGCAGCAAGAAGTGCAGCGTAAGGCAGCTAAAGACCAGATGGACGCGCAGGTCAAACAAGCAGAGTTGGAGTTGAAAGCTCGTGACCAGATGCAAGACGCGCAAATAGATCAGGCCGAGCTAGCTCTTAAAGAACAAGAGTTGATGCTAGAAGCTAAGAAAGACGGCGTTAAAATGGCTGCTGAACGCCGCAAGAACAACGCAAAAGCAGATGTAGATTTGCTAAAAGCGATGAAGGATTCTAACAACAGAGGCCAATAATGGCTAAAACCGTCTTTGACGTGCTAAAAGAAAAAATCGAGTCTGACAAAGACTCTGCACTACAATTTCTGAGCAGTGGAGGAGCTAAAGACTTCTCTATGTATAAGGAAACCACAGGTTTAATTCGGGGTCTCGAAACCTGTCTGGGCTATGTAGAAGACCTCTCGCGCAATTTGGAGTATGGAGATGACTGATATTGCAGAAGCAATAATCTCAGAAGAAGAGGTAGAAGCACAATTACCTGTGCCTGTAGGGTATAGGATATTGATTGCATTACCACAAGTAGAAGAGACCTTTGATGGTACTAACTTACTGAAGACAGATACGCAAAGAAACCAAGAACATGTCATGTCTATTATTGGGCTTGTAGTGGATATGGGTAACCAAGCCTATGGCGATGCCGAACGATTTCCTACCGGCCCTTGGTGTAAGCAAGGTGACTATGTAATGTTCCGTGCTAATACGGGCACTAGGTTTTCTATAGCCGGTAAGGAGTATCGTTTAATGAACGATGATTCTATCGAAGCCGTTGTAGCAGATCCTCGTGGCGTATCACGAGTATAAGGAGTAAGTTATGCCGTTTCAAAAAGTAGAGTTTGAGTTCCCAGAAGAGGAACAAGAGGGCACTGCAATAGAAATTGAAGACTCCGGTGCAATGGAGATTGATTTATCTGGTAAAAAGACAGCCGAAGACTACAAAGAAGTAGAGGCTGAAGTTGAAGTTGAGGCTGAAGCAGAAGAGGAGTTTGACATTGAGATTGTCGATGACACTCCAAAAGCTGATAGAGACCGTAAGCCTATTCCTCCACCAAATGACGTTACAGATGAAGAGTTAGACGCCTACTCTAAAAAAGTCCAAAACCGCTTAAAACATTTTAGTAGAAGCTACCACGATGAACGACGTGCTAAAGAAGCAGCCGAGCGTGAGCGACAAGAGTTAGAGCGGCTAGCCCAAAGACTTGTTGACGAAAACAAAGAGCTAAAGGGTAACGTAACTAAAAATCAACAAGCGTTACTTGAACAAGCCAAGAAAAATGCTAGTTCTGAAGTACAGTCTGCAAAACAGGCATACAAGATTGCTTATGAAGAAGGTAATTCTGAAGCGGTTGTTGAAGCACAGGAAAGCCTAACTTCCGCTAAGTTAAAGTCAGAACGCCTAAATAACTTCCAGGTGCCTGCTTTACAGGAGGAAGAAACTCCTGTACAAGACATTGAATCAACGAATACCCAAGAGGTATATCGCGACACTAGAGCAGAAGAATGGAAAGCAAATAATTCTTGGTTTGACCAAGATGAAGAAATGACAAGTTTTGCTTTAGGCGTCCACAAAAAGTTAGTGAATAAGGGGGTAGATCCCCGAAGTAACGAATACTACGAGCATATTGACGCTCGTATGCGACAAGTGTTTCCAGATCAATTTGAGGAGGAAGTATCTAAGCAAACAGTAAAGCGAAGTTCAAATGTGGTGGCCCCCGCTACGCGGAGCACTAAACCAAAGAAAGTTTTTCTATCGCCGTCACAAGTAGCTTTATCTAAACGTCTTGGTATAACTCCCCAAGAATACGCCAAACAGCTGGCTGCATTAGAAAGAGGAAATTAATAATGGCTGAAAACAGAATTAAGAGAGACAACGAAACTCGTGAAACTAAGTCTCGTAAGAAACATTGGGTAAAACCAGATGTTTTGCCTGCTGTTGATGTAGGAGATGGCTATGTTCCACGTTGGGTTCGTATTTCTACTCTTGGAGTAACAGACGCCAGCAATGTTTCCTCAAAACTACGTGAAGGTTGGGAGCCAGTTAAGGCCGAAGACTATCCAGAATTATTGTCTGACAGGCACGAAAGGTTTGAAGGCAATATAACTCAGGGTGGGCTACTGCTTTGTAAGGCTCCAGAAGAACTGGTCAAAGAGCGTAATGGTTATTACGAAAACCAAACTAGATCGCAGATGCATTCTGTAGACAACAACCTTATGCGCGAAAATGA